AGAAGTATGCTGGCGGACAAACTTTCTCCGTCGAACTTCTCGATCGTTCTTCACCTGCGTTCTTCGATGAACTCGTTCGTCAAATGGAATACGCATACGCGAAGGCAACAGATGTAGCAGTTGTCGCCGGTTTAATTGCTGGCGGAACAGATGGCGGAAACCGCACTCTTGATGCTGCTGGCCTTCTTGATTTCGTTTCCGATGCTGGCGTTTCAATCTACGCTGGAACTCTCGGATTTGCTCAGAACATCATTGCATCACCTCAGCAATGGGGCGCAATTCAGAACCTCGCTGATGCTGGACGTCCGATTTATCAAAACTTGATTGGTAATATGAATCAAGGCGGAAATCTCGGTGCAGGTTCAGCAACTGGAAATCTTCTCGGTCTAAACTTCCGCGTAGATCGTAACCTCACCACAGGTTCTGGAGTTGGCGATAACACCATTATCGTAATTAACCCAGATGCTTACACTTGGTATGAATCTTCACGTTTCCGTCTTCAGACAAACGTAGCGCTCAATGGTCAAATCGAAGTGGCTTACTACGGCTACGGCGCATTGGCTACAAAGGTCGGCGCTGGCGCTTATCGCTGGATGGTTGCTTAATCCAACTCAATAGTTAAGCCCTGTCCGCTCCCGAGCAGGGCTTAACCCCTAAAACGAAAGGAAAGACGAGATGCCAACAATTGTAACGGCTTCCGAGCTGAGAACTATTCTTGGTGTCTCGTCTGCCCTTTACTCAGATGCTTATCTTGATGATATTTGTGATGCTTCGGAAAATATCGTTATTCCAATGCTTGTCACCTTTCAGAGCAAAATTAACAAAGTTAAATTAGAAAATAACGTTGCCTATTTTCATACCGCAACAATCCACGAATTTACCGAAGGTCAGTCCGTTATTGTTACTGGTTGCGGATCACCTTTTAACGCCACTCACACAGTTACAGATGATTTAATTGGCCCTTATGTATTTACCGCCGCCATTACAAATGCAGACATACTGGAGAAAAACATTATCCCAGCCGGAAACGCTGCGCTCTCTGGATTATCGACATACGTCGGAAATGCCAACGTTGAAGCTGCCGTTTTGGCTATTTCTGTCGAAATCTTCCAAGCTCGAACCGCTGCCGGTGGAGCAATCGAAGGAGTAGATTTTAGCGTCTCACCTTATCGCCTTTCCAAAAATCTTCTTGCTAAAGTAACTGGTTTGCTTGGCCCTTATCTTGATACCGATGCGATGGTGGGCTAATGCCGGCATCTACAATTTCTGGAGACGTTCGAGGTGCAATTAAAACTGCTCTAGCAAACGTCACTGCAAACGTTTACGATCACGTTCCAGAAGCTCCCATTGTTCCTGCCGTAGTAATAGTTCCCGATTCGCCTTATATGGAATTAGAATTGATTGGCAAAAGCACAACGAGAGTTAGACTTAATTACACAGTGACGGCTTGTGTGGCATATTTATCCAATCCAGCTTCACTTGACAATTTAGAAAAGTTAATTATTAGTATTCTTGGAGCTTTAAATAACTCCAAGTACGAGTTATCGGTGGTTGAAAGACCATCGGTCACTCAAGTCGGAACGACAAACCTTCTCGTTTCCGATATTCGCTTGAGCGTCCGCTACGAGCAAACTAACTAAGGAGATAAAGTGCCAACGACAGTTATTACAGGTCGCGACGTCACATTTACACTTGACTCGTCCAATTACGATGCTCAAGCGACTTCTGCGACACTTTCTTGCGAAACCATTATTGAAACTTATCAAACTCTTGATGGTCGCGCTTATAAATCCGTTGATAAACAATGGACATTCACAATCGAATTACTTCAAGATTGGGGAGCTTCAGGATCTTTATTTGAAGCGATGTGGACTGATGCAGAAGCAAATCCAAACACAACTCTGGCGGTAAGTTTTACAGCAGCAACGGGAGCAGTTTTTGCTTTCAATGTTCTTCCAGTATTTCCAAGCGCCGGAGGAGCAGCTCCAGGAGCACTTACCGATACTTGGACGATGACAGTCGTTGGAACTCCAACAGAAACATTTAGCTAAGAGATCGGGAATCGGGAGCTATGAAGTCAGCAATTACAATTAAATATAACTCTGGCGACGAGGCTACTTATGTAGCTCAACCGCCAGAGTACGCTAAATGGGAAAAGGCTACTGGCAAGTCGCTAAACGATTTGGGCGGTGTCTGGGATATTTTATTCTTGGCATATAACGCTATGAAACGCGAAGCAGCTGGAAAACCAGTCAAGTCTTTTGAAATTTGGATGGATACGGTCGCAGACGTTGAAGTGGAAAACCAAGACCCAAAAGCCATAGTGTCGGAAGCATAAATTATCTTCTGACATTACTGGCAATTGAAACTGGAATCCCGCGACAATTCTGGGATGACGCAGATGACATTTATACCGCGTTGGAGATATTGAAGGAGAGAAATGGCCGGTGAAACCATCAGCTATGACCGCTCTGAACTTCGAAGCATCCTTAAAGCGTTTAAGGCGATGGATCAATCGGCTGTTGATGAAGCACGTACGCAATCAAGCGCGTTGGCTCAATACGCCGCCAACGAAATCCGCGCATATTCAATCACCCGAACATTTGGACAAGCCGCTGTCAATCGCATCGCAGATGGCGTTAGGGTTAGCAAATCATCCAAGATTGGCGAGTTCTCTTACGGATTCGCATCTCAGCGTTTTTCTGGCGGAGGAACGACTCAAACACTCTGGGCAGGTTACGAGTTCGGATCTAATCGTTTTCCTCAATTCCCGAGACGTACTCCAAATCGCGGACGCGGCAACTCTGGATACTTTATTTACCCAACACTTCGTAAGATTCAACCTGAATTAGTACGTAAATGGGAAGAAGCTTTCGACACAATTTTAAAGAAATGGGGTTAGAAAATGGCCGGTAGTAGAACGCTTAAATTATCGATTCTTGCCGACGTTGATGATCTCAAGAAAAAACTTAATCAGGGCGAAAATGAAGTTTCCAGTTTTGGTGACAAGATGGGTGATTTTGGTAAAAAAGCCGCAGCCGCTTTTGCCGTTGCAGCCGCAGCCGCAGCTGCTTATGCTGGCAAGCTTCTTATTGAGGGTGTGCAAGCTGCTATCGAAGATGAAAAGGCTCAGCTTAAGCTTGCAACTAGTTTAAAGAATGTGACTGGCGCGACAGATGCTCAAGTTGCTGCCGTTGAACGACAAATTTCAAAATTATCTTTGGCTTACGGAATAACCGACGATCAACTTAGACCTTCATTTGAACGTTTAGTGTTAGCAACAAATAATGTTTCCGAAGCACAAAGATTACAGACGCTAGCTTTAGACGTTGCCGCGGGATCTGGTAAATCCTTAGAAGCTGTCAGCGCTGCGTTAGCTCGAGCTTATGACGGTAATACTGGCGCTCTTGCAAGGCTAGGTATTGGTCTAAGTACCGCAGAACTTAAATCTATGACTTTTGATGAAGTCACACAAAATTTAGCGGCGACTTTTGAAGGTCAAGCTTCTGCTCAAGCCGACACGTTCGCGGGCAAAATGGCTCGACTGACAGTTGCTTTTGATGAAGCAAAAGAAGGAATTGGCGCAAGATTATTGCCAATTTTGACAAATTTGATCACATATTTTACGGATAACGTTGGCCCTGTCTTTGAATCAATTAGAGCAAAATTAGCACCTTTGACAAAAGCAATTGAAAATAACAAAGAGGAATTTAAAGCTTTATGGGATTTTATTAAAACTTATTTAGTTCCGTTTATGACTGGTGCGCTCAAGTTGGCTTTTTCAGGAATAGTCAGTTCCATTACTTCTTTAGTTAATATTGTCGGTCGAGCAATTTCCTTTTTTGAATCTTTATATGATAAATACAAAAAATTTGTTGATTACATAAAAAACAATCCATTGAGCAAATTTTTAGGAGGCATTAATCCGTTTTCGAATACGTCATTCAACGCAACTGACAGAAACGAAAACTTTGTCTATTCCAAAGCGGCCGATTATCCAACAGCAGACGTCAATTTTTCTAATCCTTTTTCATCAACGTTACCATTTACACCTACCCAAGCTTTCTTGGACGCAATAGCTCGCCGAGACGAATTAAAAGCTAAGACAGATGAAATTCGAGCGAGAATAGAAGGTCGAAAAAATGGAACTGGTGTGACAGGATCAGTGATTATAAACGTTAATGCACCTTCGGCAATTGATGAAGAAGGTTTTACTCGGTCGGTCATTGACGCCCTAAATTCAAGTCAAGCTAGACTAGGTTCATTAGGAACTCTTGACATATGACGCAATGGAGTCCTGAATACAGGGTCAAAGTTAATAACGTAGTTTCAACAAGCGCAACCTTATCCGGTTTAACGATAACTTCTGGCCGCAGCAGCATTTATTCACAACCCATCGCTAGTTATTGCAACTTAACGCTTATTGAAACAAATTTGGCCGAAGTTGATTTCGATATTAATGATTCCGTAACTATTGAGGTCAAAAATACGTCCGGTGTTTACGTTTATCTTTTTGGCGGGTTTATAACAGATGTCAGCGTAACAGTTCAAAATTCTGGATCATCTGCCATTACTCAAAAAATTAACATAATCGCTGTTGGAGCTTTGGCTCGTTTGTCACGGACAATCTATACTGGCAACTTATCTCACGAATTTGATGGCGATCGTATATCTTATTTATTGGGCTTAGTTTTATTTGATGCTTGGAACGAAGTTCCTGCTAGTACGACCTGGGCAGCTTACGATCCAACGGTCACTTGGGCAAATGCCGAAAATTCCGGATATGGCCAAATTGATACTCCAGGTGATTATGAACTTCACTCTTTAACTGGATTAAATGACACGATTTACAATTTAGCCTCATCCGCGGCCACTAGCGGTTTAGGTTATCTATATGAGGATGCACAAGGTCGAATTGGTTACGCAGACTCAACTCGCCGAAACGAATACTTGGCTGCCAATGGTTATGTGGATTTAGACGCTAATCACTGTATCGGCCCTAATTTACAAATTACCAAGAAAGCGGGCGACGTCAGAAACGCCGTTACTATTAGTTACGGCGCAACTGGATCTGCATCTGTTACTGATTCCGACGCAACTTCGATTAGCCTTTACGGTGAATTGGCGGCGACAATTGCAACCAATTTGCGAAATCAAGTAGACGCTGAAAATCAAGCTGCGTATTACCTTGAAATTCGATCATATCCTCAATTTGAACTAAAACAAATTACCTTCCCGTTAAGTTCCTCAGAAATTGATAATTCCGATAGAAATGCTTTATTGAATGTATTTATGGGTTTGCCGGTCAATTTAAGCAATTTACCCAGCAATATGGTTGATGGATCATTCCAAGGATTTGTCGAAGGATGGACCTGGGTGGCCAATCTCAATTCCCTGAGCTTGAGCCTCAATGTGTCACCGGTCGCTTATTCGCTTCAAGCTATGCGCTGGAACTCCGTTCCAATGACTGAGACTTGGCAGACAATTAGCCCAACTTTGGACTGGCTCAACGCTACAATAATCGCCTAAAGGAGAACAATGGCAACGACGACGAATTATGGATGGACCACGCCGGACGATACGGCTCTAGTCAAGGATGGCGCTTCGGCGATTAGATCTCTTGGCAGTTCCGTCGATACCACCGTAAAAAACCTTAATCCCGAGACAACTCTGGGTGATATTTCATATCGATCTTCAACGTCAAATACCAACACAAGATTAGCCATTGGAACGACCGGACAGGTTCTTACAGTCAGCGGCGGAGTTCCAGCTTGGGCAACGGCTGCTTCTGGGGGAATGACTTCCATTGCTTCGGGCAACCTTAGCGGCAGCGAAGTAAGCATTACGAGCATTTCACAAAGTTACAATGATTTGCTATTGGTAATTAGAAATTACGAACCCGCCACCGACGGAACAAACGCATTCATTAGATTTAATTCGGATGCAACCACGAATTATCGAACTGTTGAATCTTTTTCCTCATCGGTAGGCGGTACACCGAACGATGAGCGGATCGGTGTGTCTTATGATGCAGACAACGCAGTTAACGATGGCGTAATTGTAGTTAGAATTTGGGATTATGCAAACACAAGTCACAATAAGCATTGCACAACTTGGGCAATCAATAACAACAACACAACAACGACTTCTCTTTCCTTCCGCAATAATATGGGGGCGTATTATAAAAATGATGCTATTACTTCAATCCAAATTTTCAACGGAACAGGCAATTTTAGTGCAGGAACATACGTTCTTTATGGAGTCAAATAATGAGTGAAATTGTTGAACACAACGCCGAAACTGGTGAAATAGTCATTCGAGAAATGACAGAAGCTGAATTAGCGCAAAAAGCCAAAGATGAAAAAATCTATTTAGAAGCCAAGCAAAAACAAAAAGAAAAGGCTGAAAAAAGATTGGCTTTACTTGACAAGCTTGGTATCACTGAAGAAGAAGCAAAACTCCTTCTTGCATAATGGCTAAATTATGTAAAGCCGGTCAACAACTTCGGGAGCAAATAGACGATGATTATCCTGACCGCGATCGGCGCAGCGATGGCGTTGCGGCTGATGCTCGCCATTATGCAACAAACCCTTCTTCGGATCATATCCCGAGAAATGGAATCGTTAGAGCTTTAGACATAGACGCCAACCTCAACGCGCATCCGGAAGAAACTTATGCGCTGGTGGAAAAGATTCGTAAATGTGCCAAGCGCGGAGATAAGCGCATTAAATATATTATTTACGACGGCAAAATTATGAGTCCGATATTGGGCTGGAAGCGACGCAAATACAAAGGCGCTAATCCTCATCGTTCGCATTTTCATATTAGCTTTACAATTTTAGGAGACAATGACGGCAAATGGTTCGACCTTGAAGGAGACAGAAATGAGCGACTTAAAGAAAATGGCGGAAAGTTGGGCCAAGACCTTTCTAGCAACAGCCCTAGCGACTTATCTAGCAGTCGGGTGGGATGTCGATGCAATTGCAAATGCGGCTTTGGTATCAGTCTTGCCTAGCATTATCAACTGGCTTAACCCAAATTACGAGCGTTACGGTCGAGTCCGGTAATGGACGCTAATACCATCGCTGGATTCGTAGCTTCGGTTCTCGGATCAATTGCCTTGCTTATTGCGGGGCTTCGCTACATAATCAAATTAGAGAATATCCCCATTGTGTCGCGCCTTGATAAAATGGAGTCTCAGTTAGAATTAGCCCTATCGAAGAAGGTGGGGGCTAATGGCAACAAGAAAGCGCGTTAAAAAGCCAGTCAAGAAAACGGCTAAATCTCGCCGAACAGTTAAAGAGCTGCCAACAAAGCTAGATTTCTGGGCAATTGCTTGTAAAGAAATTTATGAAACCTGCCGACGTAATGGAATGGATGAGGGCTTGGCTTTGGCTTTTGCTATGGATCGAAGCGCTTGGCCTGATTGGGTAATCGACCCACAAGATCCGATTAGAAAAATCGGGTGGGAAGATGGCGAGGAAGACGTCTAATTTACCTACGCGAGGTTGAGCTATTTGAGGCTCTCAAGTCGGTTTATCCGGACTTGACGCCTTTATCGGCGACCGACCGAGCTGACGGCATCACCCACGATGCCTATATCGAGATGAAATGCCGACGCACTCATTACCCGACCCTCTTGATTGAGAAGAAGAAGTGGGATTACTTGGCCGATATAAGGGCTAGAACGGGCGCTAGAACCCTTTACATTAACTCTACCCCACAAGGGGTCTATCAGTTCGATTTAGGGGCTATAAACGAGCCTAAATGGGAATTAAAGGCCCTTCCAGATAAGACCGATTTCGCCAATAGCGGCAAGGTGGAAAAGCTTTGTGGCTTCCTAGATATACGACACTCCGAGCTCTTACTTGTTTAAATAGATTTAATTAAATACATTTATCCCACTAAATCCATTTACGAGGGTTTAGAAGGGAGAATAAATGATAAATAATCCAGCAGTAATTCGATTTGATTCTACTTCTGGCGCTTGGTCTGACGGTAAAAATTACGTCAAAGGCCAGATTATTCGCAGATATGCAATCGAATCGCTAGGTAGAAAATCAGTTAGAGGGCGATTAAGCCGCGAAGAAATCTCAGCCTATTGGCTAGACCGATTCGGGGTGAACGCTGATGTCCAATAACTTCACAGCTGAACAAATAGCGACCCT